GCAAGAGATGTTATATTCGGACATTTAACTAGGACCGGACAATTACCAATGCAACCAGCAAGAGGTCACGGTCATGAGGGCTTCGTTTCTGAACTTCCCGGAATGGGCATGGTAAAGTTTGTACCTACCACATTTACTGCCGCAAATGTGGCACAAAAAGACAAGTTTAAGAAAAAGAAGAAGGTAAATGAGTTTATAGAAAAATATGGTCATTTACTTTTTGAAGACGGTATGGTTGCAAACTCTGTTGGGGCGGGTGGTATTCGTGGTATTGGCTTTGATGCTTCTGGACAACCAGACCCAAGCGATGTCGTAGTTAAAAAACGGCATAAAATCCATAGAAGAAGATTTAACCCAGAAAATACTGGCCTCGAAACTTATTAATTCCTAAATATATTTGGAGGTTTTTATGATTCCTACAGAATTAATTTCATTAGTGGGTGGAAGCTTAACTGGATTCGTGTTTAAGTACATGGCCCAAAAGAGCCAAGACCAAAAAGAAATGTTTGAACGGTTAATCACCGCAAACAAACAAACAACAGAAAATCAAGATAAGGCAGCACTAAGAGTGCCGCTTGATATTGGAGCAAGTGTTCGTCAGTTAATTGTTCTAACAGTTTTGTTCGGAACAATCGCTGCTCCGTTTATTCTACCATTCTTCGGTGTGCCAACCTTTGTCGAAGTTGACACCGTATCACCAGAAGGAATGTTTGGACTGGTTCCAGAGACATCCAAGAAGTTCTTTGTAGAAGTTAATGGATTCCTCTATACATCAGAGAACAGGCAAATTCTTGTGTCCATTGTCGGATTCTACTTCGGTACTGCTGCCGCAGGGAGGAAGTCATGAAAAAAGTATGGAAAATAGGTCTTGATGTTTTATTCATCGTCGTCTGTATCATGATGATTATGTCATTCCTTTCTGGTTGTCAGTGTGTAGCACCAGAAATCATTCCAGATAATACTGGTGACTCTGTTATAATGATGGATATTAAATCCAAGATTGAACAAGGGAAAGAAATAGGCAAGGACAGTTCTTGGTTATGGTGGTATGCTCCCGTTCTCTTCCTCGTTGTTGCCTGGGGTATCAAAGAGTTCTTCCTCAAGAAAGAACCAGACGACTGTGACGAAGATGAGAGTAAGAAGGAAAAGAAAGAAGTACTCACCGAACAAAACAAACCAGAGTGAGATCACGCAGAATCCTTCATAGAATAGTACAGAATCTTGCAAATATAAAAAGCATCGACTATATCTGATACTGGATTAACTACTCCAGTTCTGTTCGGAGTCATTATGTCTTTTAATGCGATGAATGTATCTTTGACAAAGGACTCATACATTGCCTCTTTATCAGCATTTCCTTTACCCGTTGCCATCTTTTTAACATGTGATGGTTGAACTATTTCAACCGGGATAGAGTTTTGCCATAACTTGTACTTCAGAATACCAGTGTTCTCAGCAATGTGAAAAACCCTACCCTGTGCATTATAAGCATAACCTTCAAGTGCAACCTGTTCGCAACCTGTACAAATTCGCATAACCCACTCTGAAATAGTGTCATATCTTTCGCAGTCCTGATCATACTCAGAGAAGTTCTCCCCGTATATGTTATTCAGAAACACCGTGGCATTCTTTTTAACATCAGTCAAGAAATAGAATGTACAATTCTTGAAGCAAAACTCTTTCTCAGTGTTTGCTACACATATTGCAGGCCCATTTAAACTATAATCAATGCCAGCTATGATTCCCATGTAGATATTTATAAACGCAAAACCCCCCTTGCGGGGGGTCGTGTGTTCGGTTAACCTACACTAATTATTTAGTCAAATCAACAAGTTCACACTTGTCACCGGAGCAGGCATATGTCTGAGTTCCGGCGGTGTTGTCTTCCTTTTCGTACTTGATCAGATCGCCCCAGTTAACAACTGGCATCTTACTCAGGAGTGCTTCATACTCTTCCTTGGTGCAATCCTGATATGGAGCCTGCTGATATGTGTGATCCGAATGTGGTAGGAATGAAATACCACTGACTTCATCGAAGTGCTTGTAAACCCAAGCACCTACTTCCATCCATTCATGTTCCTTTACGGTAACAGTGATTGATGGTTTATGTTCGCACCAGTGCTTCTGGTAAGTTAACCAGAGTTCTAGGTGTTCGATTGCAGTCATGTCGTTGCGTGTCACTGATCCTTCTGCCTTCATTGGGAAGGAGAAAACCATAGTATGCTCTGGACGCATGACACAAGGTTCAGCAGGGAATCCTGCATCGGTCATAAACTTGCAAAGTGGATCCTTGATATCTGCACGAACAGTACGAATAAAGTATTCGTTGTGACGAGCATGGATACCGGATGCGGCATCTACAAGTTGTGAAACTGTACCTGATGGTTTCACACAAGTAATTGCTGCGGCAGGATTAATTCCAAGTTTCTTTGCCCATTCCTTGTTGGTAATTACGGCATCAGATCTTAGGCATTCTAGTAGAATCTCAAGATTTGGGTTCTTGCTACGCATGATTGCGTTATCAAGAATACCAGTAAGAGACACACCTAGAAGTGCTTCTTCCTCGCAGTTGTGCTTCCAGTCGCTAGAAAGATATGGGAAGTGAGTCATTGACGCTTGCCATGTCCCTAGAATGGTTGCCAACTGTACTTTACGCTTTAGTGTTTCAGGAGTATCGTTTGGACGAACAACGACTTCTGAAAGATTACAGAACTCTTTGTCGCGTAGGATTATCTCTGAGCATGGGTTTGTTCCAAACTCTTTAGTATGATCTCTACGGTCACCTAGTTTAGCAACAGTCTTTTGAGCAGCATCACGATTAAAGATACCGCGTTCTCCGCTCTTTGACTTGTAAAGAGAAACCCACTCCTCCATGAAGGTTCCAATCTCTGGTTTCTCCTTGTATGCTACAGAGTTATTTGCTAGAGCTCGTTGCGGATTGTCAACCCACCACTGACCAGTCTTAGCGTCACGCATCCGTTCGTCCGTGAGGTTGGATAGAGAGATAAGTGCTGATCTACGCACTCCTCCGACAACGACAATTTCAGCAATCTTGCAGATGATATCATGACATTCGATGGAAGTAAGTTTTCGTCCCGCAGCCTTTTTAAAAGTATTAATTGTGAAGTGGAACAGTTCGTCCAAAGGTCTTGGGCCTGATGCTCGTCCACCGAAAGTCTTGAGGCGCGAACCAGCAGGACGAATGTGAGACAAGTCCCATCGGGGGATTTGACCTCCAATAAGTAGGGATACCAGTTCTCGGAAGGCTTTTGCCCATCCTTCTTTGGAGTCCTTGACAACGATGAGCGTATCGCTGTTAGTGAACTCTTCAGCAATTGTAGGAAGTTTCTCCACATACTGCCTCTCCACGCTGAAGCCTACTCCCGTTCCGCACATGAGAACATACAGTATCTCATCAAATGCGCGAACCTTGTTTACAGCAATGTATGAGCAGTTGTATCCTGCGGTGTTGTCACGCTTCAGTGCTTCTCCTGCGGTCATCAGTGACCGCATGGACGGCATGACTTCAAGATTCAGGACTGCTTCACGCAATTCTTCTCGTACTGCTTTATTTATCTTCACTCCCCGCTCGGTGAAATGCTCGTCAAAGAAGCGGAAGTAGCGATCCACAGTCTCCTCCCAAGACTCGCGCCGCTTCTGGTCGTCAAGCCAACGAGAGTAGCGGGATAGGTGAATAAACTCTTGGTAGAGAGTGGGCAGTCGCTTCATGGGTTACTCCTTGTTTGTTGGGTAGAGTATGTAGAAGGAAGTATAGCATCAAGGTGGTCATATGTCCACCTAAAGTATTGCTTTGAGTATTTGGTTTTGGTTGTTACTGAGTGACGGGAATACCTAGTTTTCTTAACTTGGCATTCACTAGATTTACTATCTTGGGGTGATTCTTTGGATGATTTTTCCTAATGTCATTCAGGTGAGTATATCCAAGATTGGCACACTCGCTCGTAAACCAAAACTCATCAAAATCTCCACCGCTGATGAGTGGAGTTATTGGTATATTATAGTGTTTTGCACACTGATGCAGATAGTATTGTTCACAAAAAATAGTAGGCAAGAAGAAACAATCACCGTTCTGATTCATAGCAGAGAATCCGTTTTGATTTTGTGGATCAGTTGACAGACTCATTGCAGATGTCGCGTACTGCTCTATAAATTCAAAAGCCGTTCCTCCAAATACTCCAGTGTTGTACGATATGTCTTGGGTATCGTTTCTGTCGCACAAATACTTGTTTGGGCATTGTCTATAGAATGTTTCAAGATCATACCATCTTTTTGGTGGCTTAATCATTTCAACAGACTGTACGAGAACAGGAGACATAAGTTTATGTGTTGGAAATGCTCCTTTGGCAAACACATCAAAGTCCACATGGATGAATGGATCACCAGCAATAGCAGCCTTCTTATATGTGTACAGTTTTCCCATAGCCCAGTTTAAATTGGGTTGCAAAGAATCTAGTTCCGTTGTCACAGTCGTATATGGAATATCCTTCAAAGAATCCTTGCCGACACTATCTGTGATCAGATGCACATCACCATAGTTTTGTTTGAGATAATGAAACGATAATTTGTGACAGTTGATTACAAACGAATCAGCCGTGTGCAAGTAACCATTAGACCAGTATGACATATAAACTTTCATGCTATCTCCTTTAGTCCCATCTCGTACAGTTTTAGATATATGGATTGTCTTATTTTGGGATGAGATTTGAATCCCATCAGATGGGTATATCCTATGGAACAGCCCTCTTGTTCATATTCATCTGTTCCTGGTTCTTTTTTTAGCAAGCAAGAAACAGGAACACCCATTTTTTGTGACAACAAATACAAAGCATATTGTTCAGAAATGCAAGGTATAGATTGTGGCTGTTGGTGAGACATTATGCGATAACATTCTTCGTTTTGGGAATCCAAAGAAAATTCGATGGCTTCATCTGCGTACTTGCCAATGAATTGTAAGTTGTTGCCACCAAATATCCCCACATTGTATGATTTTTGATTGTTTCTTTTGTCGGTTTCAGTAACAAAATGTCTATTCACATGATGCTTTTGAAACAGGGCTAGAGAATACGCATCATAGATTTTGTCTTCTATACACTGACAAAACACAGCAGAGTCTAGAAGTTCTTCTGGAAGACGGTTCCACAAAAATACATCGTAATCTATGTGACAAAATGGATTGCCTTCATTTACCATAGTTCTATAGGCATACAGTTTTCCTAAAGCCCAGTTCGCAGACTTTTGAACTGGTATTGAATCCAATTCAGTCGTAATCTGTGTGAAACCAGCGTCTTCAAACAGGTGCTTGCTTTTACTGTCAGTAATCATTCTACACTGACCGTAATTTTTCTTTACGAGTGCTGCTGACAACCTATGGATATCTACGAGATATTCATCAATTTCTTTATAGTAACCACCAGACCAAAATGACATACAAAAGTTCATAGCAAAGTCTTTCTTCAAAGATTCAAATAGATGAAGTCACCAGCGTAAAAACGAGGAGACTCAGTTGCATTGTATTCATACCCAATAAAACACTCTTCGTTTTCCGATAGTTGAATAGGTAAATACAGTTCAGTGTTTACAATGTTAACGGAACCATCCCATATGATGATGTTTTCTACAATAGAAGTCTGTGTGTTTACTAGAGCGTATCTCATGTGTTACCCCACAGCAATAATCTTTACATATCCGTTTCCACCGTTTCCGCCAGCACCCGCAGAAATTCCATTTACACTTCCTCCTCCTCCACCGCCGCCACCGCCTCTATATCCATTCCCGCCACTTCCAGCCCGTCCGCTAGTAGCACCACCTCCACCTGCTCCCCCCAAACCAGCACTGAAAATCATGTACGGGTTTATTAGTCTGTTTGCACTTTCCCCAGTATTACCACTACCAACAGTGCTTCCTGCACACAAGGTGAATCCTCCAGGGTAATCAATATCTCCCATTCTGGAAATTCCGTTTACCTCTGGATCAACTGTGGTATTGAACACTGAAGCGGTTGGAGTATAGATTGATCCCCCCATGAACGGAGTACTAACTCCAAAAACAACATTCAGCACCCCACCTCCTCCTGCACCAGCACATTCGAGAGGAGAAAGGGGATAGATGCTTCCACCTGTTCCGTTTCCTCCGAATCCTCCAAGTCCACCACCAAATCTATCGTTAGTACTCGCCATAAGGTTGGTAATGCTTCTACTACCGCTTTCTTGTAGGTTTTTTCCACTAGAAGCAGTCAGCGTTCCGAACAAAATATTGATTCCTGATGCGTTTCCAGACGCAGGAGTAGAACTAACCCCACTTCCAGTTGCAGCACTACCAAACTTGTTACCACCAGCAACGATAAGTGGACTTGTTTTCCCAGGAATCCATATCTCTGTGTTTCCACCAGAAGTTGCGGTGCCAGGACTACCGTTGTTTGAAGTGGGTGCTGATCCACCTATACCTCCAGCACCAATAACTATGTTTAGTGTTCTGATGTTTCCGAATGCTTTTACTGGTATTTCAGTCAGAACATATGCACCAGCAGCACCTCCGTTTCCACCACCAAGAGGCGCACCACGCCTAACACCACCCCCACCTCCACCCCCGCCTCCAACGGCAAATATCATAATTCTCTTTGCTGTTTGTGGTATGGCATATGTTCCGCTAGTGTCAAACTCTCGGACACTAAAAATGTTCGAATCATTTATATTAGGAAAACCAAAAATACCGTTGTTCATAGTGTTCCAGATTCAATCAAGATATTAAATGTTTCTGCTTTTTCTGTGCTTGCGTACAGTTTTTGTGTTGCGCTTGTGCCGTTTCCGCCAGGTAATACGAGTCCAACAAGTTCTCCTACCTCTGTTCTGAACGCAGATGTAGATGCTCCTACAGTAACTGCTGAAACTATTACCTCGTCTATTAGTCGTTTGTTAGTTCCGCCGTCCGTAGAAATAAAGAATCTTACTGCACCAGCCGTGGTGTTTCCTGTTGCATGAACAACGACTCGGAAAATTCTTTTTCCTACTCCAACACCACTGCTAGTGGTTGGACCTGCACATACCTCTGTATATGTTCCCGTACTGCCATCACGATTGGTGTTTGCAGTAGAAATCTGAGTGACATCTAGTGTTGGAGAAGATGTGAATTGTGCTGATGTTGCCATATCTTATGTATCCTTTCTGTTCAAACTACACCCATACTAATCAGTGCAAGTGATGTGGTTGAAGAGTAAATAGCGTTTGCTTGCAGTACTCCGTTTTTTGCGCTAACCAATTGGATTTCACTTCCTACATATCCCGTTCCTGCTATATTAAAATCTGGTGTATAACATTCGATTGTCGCTATTTGTGGAGAAACAGTAATATATGTTCCTGTGTTTACTCCATCATAGTCTCCAATGTTTACCGCACCATAAGGACTGTCTACGGTTATTAGTGAAGCACCATCGTTTATTTGTATTCTAGACGCAGAACTAGCAGAATCAATATCACCTAGTTCAACAATCCCAAAACCGTCTATTCTGATTTTTGCCTCGTTATTCCCAGTGTACAGAGAACCTGCTATAGTTGCACCATCAATTACTGTTAATCTTGATACTGTTAATCTTGAAAATGTGGAGCCAGAAGACGCATAAATTGCAGAAGTCGTGATTCCCTGAGTGAATGTCTGTAGAGCAGTGAAGGTGTTTGCCACCGATGTGGTTACTCCACCGACAGCACCCGTGAGTCCGTTGAATGAGGTTACTGCGGTTGTGGCAGCAGTTGAGCCGTTTACTGCGCCCACGAGTTGGGATGTGAGAGCAACCGTACCCGAAGAATCGGGCAACAAATACGACCTATTGGCAGTCAAAGTGTCTGTATACACATCTCCATAGTAAGAACCTGATTTGTCTGGCAGATTCCATAGTCTGATTGTTGGATTCGTGTATGTCTCGTCACCATCCCAATACGAGAAATACGAGTACACTCCACCGTAAAATTGTGTTTCATTGCTGCCTATTGGCAGAACAATTGCAGATACCTCCGCAGTTGGAGTAAAATCACTAGTTGGAGCAAGTATCAAACTATATCTTGGTCTTACTTCTAGAGTTACACCAGCGTTTGTCTTGAGATACGCACTATTGTTGAGTGGTCCTAGTGTAATAGTATTTGGACGAAGCGACAGATTTCCAACACCACCTCCACTGCTTGCTCCTATTGTTATGCCAGAACTGGTAGCAAAAAGAGACACATTGGTTGAACTAGATGCTGTTTGTATAATACCATTGCTGCTGATGATGCTTCCGTTTACAGTCGCTCCAGCGGTGGATATTCCTTGGACGAAAGACGCAAGACGGCTGAATGATGCTGTTGCTCCGTTTACGGTTCCACTTAAAGTAACACCCGCAGAAAATATTGCTACCCCTGCTACATTAAGAGTTGACTCTAGAGTGGTTCCGCCCACTACATCAAAAATTCCACCAACATCAACGCGACCTGCAAGGGTTGCGCCACCGTTCACTTGCAGTGTGGAGCCGAATGTGGAGCCTGTTGACGCATACAGGAACGAGGTGGTGATTCCATTCGTGAACAGCGTGAGTGCGGAGAATGTTCCGCCTGGTGCGGAAACTCCTCCCATAGCGTTCACAAGACCGTATATGTACGCAGCCGTCTGTGTGGTTGCTCCAATAACAGCAGTGTTGGAACCAAATCCGCTTGCCTCTGTGCCTATCACGATTTCGTTCGTGGACAAATCGGTTCCGCTATTAGAGTACCCGATGTAGATTCCACCAGTTGCTGTTACAACAGCGTTTCCAGATAGTCTTCCGATTGCGGTGTTGAAGGAACCCGCTGATAGAGCGGACAGTGCGCCATTTCCTGCTGCGGTGTTGCTGGAGCCGTTGTTTATAAGAAGTGCGCGTCTACCAAATGCGGTGTTGGCACTTCCTGTTGTGTTTGCACTCAAAGCACCGTCACCCACGGCAACATTTGAACTACCCGTGGTGTTTACGGCAAGTGCTGAGTTTCCTATTGCCGTATTCAAAGACCCGCTTGAATTTGAGCCAAGCGCATTAACACCAACGGCTGTATTGGTGACAATTCCACCACCCCCTTTTCCAACCGTAAGGCTGTTAACCGTTATGTCTGCTGCGGAGGTAATGGTATCACTGGTGGCATTTCCGAGGCTTACATTGCCATTGGCAACAATGTTTCCATCCACAGTCAGGGTTGCACCCGCAGGAATCCGAGTGTTTGCGGACAGGGTGGCTCCTGCTGCGCTGATTCCTGAATTGAATGACTGCAACACTGTGAAGGTGTTTGCCACCGATGTGGTTACTCCACCAACAGCACCAGTGAGTCCGTTGAAAGATCGAACTCCAGACAGACTGACAGTTCCAACAGTTCCACCAATAAACACTTCCTGTGTTGCTATGTTCACTGCCATTTCACCAGTGGTCAAGCCAGTGGGTATTGCCGAACTTGCGGAGGTGCTGTATTTTGTTATGATCTTTGCCATGTGCTTTTAGAAGGTGTTTCCGTCTAGAGTTTCTTCTCGCTTTTTCCCACGCTTTGGTTCTGATTTCAGAGAGTCTAACTGCTGACGAAGATACGCACTTCTCTCTTTCTCTATTAGCAAATTTGCTTCGAGAACAAGATTCTGATTGGTGAGTTCTTGAAATTTCTTCTGAAGCAGCGGTATCACCACGACTTCATTGTAATTTGGTTCACTCATACAGTCCTCCAGCACTATTTAGAAGGTTCCCCCATCAACCGTAGCCTCCAACTTGAAGCACGAAAGTACATTGGTGTTTGCATCATATGTTACTCCTGATGACTTGTCGATGAACAGGCTCATCGCTGCCCCCACATCAGTTGTAAATGTGAGATACATTGTTCCAGAAGTTGTGTCGCGGTCGGTAATCTTCACGCTGTCTGCGGTCAGACCAGTGAGGCTGGTGAGGTTCACCCATGTGGGTGCGCCAGAGGCATTTGCTTGGAGTATCTGTCCATTCGTTCCTGCTGCGGTGATAGACAGTCCTGTGCCGTCCTTGAACACCACGCCGCCCGATGCACCAACGCTCACAAGATTCTTGTTTGTTCCGCCGTAAGCAAGACCAATGATGTTTGCCGCCCATGTTCCGCCGCTGATGCTGCCTGCGGACGCACTCAGCCCGTGGATCATGCCCGAGGCAAGAACCGTGGTGTTGTCAACTTTATAGCCGTATGCACTTCCAACATTGAAGTTGTCGTTGCTTGTCCATGCGTCTGCGCTGTCCGACCAAGTTAGGGTTCTGTCGCTTGATCCCTTCAGAACCAAGCCGCCACCGTCCGCTAGAGTGTCGCTTGAGAGAGTTCTGCCAAGAGTTATGATTTTATCGTCAACAGCCAGATCAGTTCGGTTTACCGTTGTCACGGTTCCTTGCACAAAGAAGTTACCGTTGACAGTCAGGGTTGCACCAACTGTTGCGTCACCATTCGAATTCAGCACCGTTCCAGCAGAACCAACCACGACATTTCCGCTTGAGTTCAATCCAACGGCAAATCGTGCAGACGAGGCAAAATCTGCTGAAGACGAGAATGTTGCTCCACCAGTAAATTTGGAAACTCCACTGACATCAAGTGTAGAGGCAGTTAGTCCTCCGTTTGCTCGAATACCAGAAATCGCGTCAAGCGTGCTTGTCGTTATGCCAGAAGAAAATCTAGCGACACCCGAGTGATCTGTTACTCCAAAAGTTGATCCTGAAGTAACGGTCAATACATCTGTGGTCGAATCTCCGACAGTTACATTTCCATTAAATTTAGCAAAACCAGTAACATCTACGCTAGATGCAAATGTCGATCCACCGACAACATGAAGAGATGAAGCAAATGTAGAGCCATTTGAAGAATACAGATAAGAGGTAGATACACCAGCATTGAATGTTTGAAGAGCCGTGAATGTGTTTGCAACCGATGTAGTAACACCACCAACAGCACCAGTCAATCCGTTGAATGACACCACATAATCTGTTATGTTGTTTACGCTTCGTCCAAAGGTAAATCCAGTTGTCCATCCAGCATTTGCGGTTGTTCCAATCAGAGCATAATATGCAGTTATGCCTTTCACATATACAATCATACCCTCTTCGCGGCGATCTACAGAAATGGATTCCATTTCCGCAGTTGTCCCGACAGTTCTTACACCACCAAGCCCATATATGGGTTTGTGTGTGGGAAATGTATCTTCAACTGTTGCAGGAGCAATAAACGAAGTTACCGTTTGCGCTCCAGAAATATAGGTAGGCATATATTACTCCGTTATCCGACCCAAAGAGTAAATGCTCCAGCCTGTGTAAACGCACTCTGATACACTTTATATGTGGCAGAGTGACCGTGAGCATTTGTGACTGTTGTTGTTGGTACTGTTCCGATTATTGCTGTTCCCGTTTGTGTCAGATTTTTCAAACCGAGCAACGCTCCATTCGAGTTGTCTAGGCGAATCTGCGTTGGTGTGTATGAATCGTGAATAAAAAGATATAGGTATCCAGTTGTGCTGTCGCTGATGGAGAAAGTGCTTGGAGAATATGCAGAAGACGAGGTGTTAAGCCCGCTAGACCCACTTGAAAGTGTAGATGGGTCTGTTAGAGCGTCTGTTGCACTCTTTCCCCAATAAAATCTCGAATACCAAGTACATGATTGCGTGGTTGATGCAGTTGCTCCAAGAGATGTTGGAAGCGGTGAGCCGTATGCAACCCATGCAGAATAATCACTTACATTTCCAGTGAATGTAAAGGACGATCCGATAGTTGTAGACCTGATGTTTGTTGACAGATTTATATTAGCCTTAGAGGTCGCGTATGCGGTCGCCCCCATTAGGGTTCCGCTTCCACTACCGCTAGGAGCAACAGTATTTGTATGAGAATATGTTACCGAGTAACCCTCGGCATCTATATTACTTGTATTAGAAGAAGAAGAAGTGACTGTGCGTGTTCCGCTGCTGGCAGCAGTCTGACCCAATTCAAGACTTCCGCTACTAAAACTACCAACTGAAAGGCTGCTAACTGTTGCTGACTGAAAGGTAAAAAGCATTTTTTCTAGTATTTCAAGTATACTGTTTCCAGTGATACTTGATCCGCTAGCCAACCCACCAACAGAAGTATTTGTGGCTGTAGAGTCTGCCCATGTAACACCTAGAATATTAACAAAACCTGTTGCTCCTTTGGTGGTGTTGCTATTTGTAAATGCCACCGAAAGTTTTTTCCAGGATGATCCAGTGGCTCCCATCGCAGAAACTCCCTGAACGGCTCCCGTTTGTCCGTTAAAAGAAGTGGCTAGTTCACTGATTCTTTGATTTACTGCGTAGTTCGTTGTCAGTTGGGTTTTCGATGCGTCGTCCGTCCAACTTGAAGGAGATGGATTTATTTCTGCTCCAACCCAAATGGTAACACCAGAACTGTCGGCAATATACAAACGGTCGGCTGTTGTGCCAGTTCCCTGAACAAACGCCATCTCGCCAAAGGTAAGACCTGTGGGTAGATTGCTGGTCGTGGTGCGCTTGATGCGAATAATTGCCATTTAGAATTCTCCCCCATCCAAGTCTACATCGGTAATCGGTTCCACCTCGGCGTTCGCTGTGTACCCGCTGAATCCTGTCTTGGTGACAATTATGCCGTCCACAACTAGTTTGCCTGCTATATTTAGGTTTCCCGACAGGCTGACACCGTTTGCGCCGCCGCTGAAGGTTCCGCCGTTGGTGACATTCAAATAATCAGTGGTGAGGCTGTTCCCGATCACCACATCATCAGGCAGACCGACAGTGTAGTTTCCGCCTGCCTCCAAAACCTGTACTTCATTTGGTGTGCCTGTGATTGCTCCTGCGGATGTGGTAAACGAATAACTCTCCCACCCCTCACCATTCCAACGCCACGACTTTCCCGAAAAGGAGTATATCTGATTGGGTGACGGTGATGGGGGAAAGTCCAGTGGCATTACACCAGTTCCTCCCAACCGATTTCTGCTGCAATCTTTTGATTCTGCCCATGCGAAGCAACCACAAGAGTGATGGTGTCTGCCACTCCCGTTGCAGATCGCCCTAATTGGTAATTCAGGTTTGTTATGTCGCTCAACACCACATTATTCAGTTCTGTGAACAGTCCTGAAGACTCTACGGTTCCCCCCGAAAAATTAGTTGTAGATTTGTCCCATTCAACCGCGCTGTCGTTCGCAGAAACCCAAGACGGATTCGTGAGTGTGGCATTAAGCAGAAGTTTGTAGTGATACACGCCTTTCGTTCCAGCAATAATGTTCATTCCTGACGGAATCACTACCGAATCTATGCGACTAGACTTCAAACGAATGGAGAATACGGGATAGTATGTGGATGCGTCAGTGAGTGTCACCATGTCTGCTGCTGCGGTAATTCCAATTCCCACAGACTTGCGAATGGCTCGGCTTTGGTATCCACCCTCAGAAATCACGCTAGAGCAAATCTGCTGCATGGTGCTGCCACTGCCTGCGGTGTCTCCGTTGAAAATTTCGTATCGGAGAGGCAGGGTAGCCGTTGTCATGTAAGTGCTGGTGTTTGCGTTTGCGTTGTGAAAGGTGTGGGCAATCACTGGTCTGCCTTCATGGAAGAATCCACACCGAACCGATCCAACACCAAGCCACTCTACATCTGTCCAAAAGATATTTGTTTTTGTTACATCAAGGCTTACTCCAGAAGGACCACTTCCGTTCATTTTATCGCCGTTCCACTCACTTTGATAAACCTTGGTATCATTGACGCTTCCCGAAACGCTGCTACGCAACACAAACGAAAGAGAAACACCGTACAACCCGCTCTGTTCCAAGAAGATACCGTTGTTTTGCCCGAACATTCCGACACGCTGAACAAGATTAGCCTTTCCGTTGTTCATAGAGAATGTGTTGAGAGATAGTAATGACTTTCCAGGTTGATACGGAAAAACCCTGCGTGTTTCACGAATCACGGAAGCACCTGCCGTGACACCTATCGTTAGATGCACTGCGCTTTGATTTGCGTTGTGTGACGCGGTTCCTCCGTTCGCAACAGCGGTGTCCCACTTGCCGTTGTCTCTATATCGGTGCTGCGAATCAAACAGCGTGAACGGCTGCACTGTTTGCAGTTTTCCGAATGCGTCCACTGCCGCATTTTCAAATCCAATCTTGTTGTTGAACAGGTAACTCATATGATTCTCCAGCCGTTTCTGTAGATGAAGTGCAGTGCAGCGTTGTTGATGTTTATGACTGCACTGCTTTGATTGTCTATCTTGTCACCGTCCGACCCTACCACCGTGATTGCTCGGTTAGCGTATCCTGCCGCACCAGATTCGTCTTTCACCACTACTTCCCGTCCCGCAGCGGGGGCATCGGGTAGGGTAACAGTTACCTGACCACCGTAACTGATGCCGATGTAGTAGTCCAGTTCGCTTGCAGCGTAAGTGGACGCTGTTATACCCACAACGGTGTTCACCGTGGCAGACACCATGCTTGACACGCTTGGCTGCACCCACTGCTCGGTGTTGCCGTCATTGATGTAGATGTATTCCTGTCCGTTGTCGGAGTCCATCCAACGGGAGCCAACGGTAACACCCTCTGTGGGGGGAGTCTGCTGATAGAAGAAGTTCGTGTTGCCGATTCCACCGCCTGTTATGGTGATGGTTACCTTGCCGCCCTTCTTTGTGACGGACTGTATTCCTGCTCCCTTGAAGTCTAGACCGCGAACATCAGGCGTGATCTTCGTGCCGTCCCAATAAATGGCAACCTTGCCGCCGCCACCCGTGGACGCAAGCCATCCCATGTCTGTTGGTGAAACTGTCTTGCCTGACAGAATTTTCTTCAGTATTCTGTCTAGCCGCTCTTCGTCAATCCGTATGTCTTTCTTTTCCGCATCGTATACAAGCGGGAACTGTGCTGTTAGAATTCCAGACTCACCAGTATTTCCCCTATCGCCTTTCGCACCCTTTGCACCCTTTGCACCAGGCTTACCGCGCTTGCCTTCAGTACCGCGTTCGCCGCGCTCGCCCTTTTCGCCACGCGCACCATCAGTGCCATTACGACCGTTAGCACCCGTAGCACCGCGTTCGCCGCGCTCACCGCGATCTCCCTTTTCGCCTTTTGATCCAATATCACCCTTCTCTCCTTTTTGTCCCTGTGGTCCGCGCTCACCCCGTTCACCCTTTTCGCCTCTATCTCCACGCTGACCTGTATCACCTTTTGCACCATCAATTCCGCGCTCACCCCGTTCACCCCTTTCTCCAGTTTCTCCCTTTAGTCCTTGTTCACCTCTTTCTCCACGAGGACCAATGAGTCCCTGAGGACCAGTCTCGCCCATATCACCCTTTTCGCCGCGATCCCCCTTGTCACCCTGAACCCCCTGAAAACCACGAACACCTCGGTCACCTCTTTCACCAGAAGTGGCTCTAACAACAGAGATTTCTCTGAGAACATCTCCAAGACCTTCTCGAAAACGAGAAAACTCAGCATCTGTTATGTACTTTATGGGAGCAGGCTCTTCTAATATTTCTTCTATTACTTCTTGATGCGGCTTGTCCACAAACTCAAATATAGAGTCAATATTTTTGTCACTAGCCTGTATCTTTAAGGCGCGACCTCTTGGATCAATAAAATGAGTTTCACCAAGACCGCCCAATTTAAGAATATTTGGTGAGTGACAGTCCTCTTCATCAATAAGCATAAATTGGTCGCCCACAGAGTACGCGGAACCACGGATTTCGCGCACCAAACGAAATACGGAACCCGACACGAACTGACCAGTTGAAATGGCAGCAGTTCGGCGTGGCTCTATGGGCGTTGGGGAATCGTTTCTATCCTTCATCGCCTTTATTTAGGCGACTGAAAGTGGTTGTTTTTGGATCAAAGCAGCCCACGAATGGGGAAAAAGTGGGGCAATTATTTCAGCAATTCCCCGTGCGTATTCACGGCATTCCCACTGGGCGTGTGGATCACTGCGCTGTGCGTAGACCCGTGCAAACGCAGCCAGTGAACCTGTCCACCACCACTCCGTGTAGGTTCCCTGCGGCAGCACCGCACGAGCCTGTTCAGGAGCCACCCCACGCTTGAGCAGTTCCTCATAGGTGTGGAGCGCGTCCTTTACGCACATCTCGTAGTGGCGGTTCACGGTGTTGTAGTCGTCATCAATGGGCATGAAGTCTTCCGACCCCTGCTTTGCCCCGTTCGTGGGCTTGCCTCTCCACCGTGGCATATACACACTTGGCGGATCGCTCACATAGCGGCGGCTCACCTCGTTCTCCGTGAAGCCCACCTTGTGTTTGAAGAGTTGGGTGCGAATGAAGATGGGAGCCTTGATCCGCAGGGTGATCTGCGGATGGGCAAACGGAGTCCAGTGCTTGTGGGTGGCAAGATACTTGATGAGTTTCTGATCGCGGTCAGACAGCCGCTTGCCGCTGACTGATCCCGTCCAGTGCTGTTCGCCTTCCCAATCGCTCTGCTTGTTGAAGGACACTCGGGCAGCATTGGCTATGGTTAGATCGTCACCCATGTGATCCACATACTGCACGAAACCCGTATCCAAAACCACCACATTCGTAATCATCGCAGCCTCCATTGTGAAAATCGTGCCAGTGCAGTCAGTCCGCTGCAAGCGCACTCGTCAATGATCCGCTGAACCTCTTGCGGCGACCGTCCTGCAAGCACCATGTCGTTGATGTCTTTTTCGGCAATGTTGTCCGACCACACGCATACGGTGTATCCGTCACGGATGGCGGCTTCAACCTTGTGGACAATCTCCGTGTTACGAGGCTCATTGTCGTAAACAACAACACAATCACCGAAAAGACGGGTAGCGTGGGCGAGTTCGCTGCCAGCAAGAGCAACAGCATTGCGTAAAAACACAGAGTCGATTGGACCTTCAACTGCATAAATCCTCTTGGAATAGTCCAACCGATCCTCACCGTAGATTGCTCTGCCGTCCTTGCTGAACTTCACGGTGATGTATCGGATGGCGTTTTTTGAACCGCTCAAGCAGCGTCCTTGCGCCGCAAGCAGTTCACCTGCTTTATTTACAAATGGGATGACGATACGCTCGTCATTCGGAATGTTAGAGTATGTAGGGTCGATGGATCGAACCCAGTCCCCAAAGCCGTCCGTGAAATAAAAGCGGTCAAGGTGGGGAACCTTGCGCCCTTCCAAATATTTGCGTGCAGGGTGGTCTGCGGAGAGAGATGCCACTTTTGGCAGTCTGAGTTCTGCTTTTGGCAGGGCAATACTTTTTTCTTCAGGCTTCACATAGTTGCTCTTGCCGTTCTCGCCGTTGCGCCACCGCTCAAGTGCGTACTCTTGGGCTAGAGCAGGAGCCACCGACTGCAAGAATCGGTACATGGAGTGACCGATGCCGCAGTTGTGGCACTTGTAGAAGTAATCGTTCTTCTTGGGGAAGAAGAAGCCTCGCGCCTTGCTCTTGTTCTTTTGCGAGTCACCGCAAATAGGACAACGGCAGTTCGCAAGGTTTGCGCCCTTCCACTTGAACCGCTCAAGTTGAGCGGACACAAGGTTGATATACTTCTTGTCGATATAGGTGGACATTAAGGCTTGTGCTGTTCTCGCTTGTAGTCGGAATCGTACATCATCTTCGCAAGGGAAATCATATCATGCTTCGGTTCCCACTTCAATACCCGCTTGGCTTTTTCGGGATTACCAAGCAAATATGGAACCTCGTTTGGGCGGAACAGGCGCGGATCAATTTCCACATACTGCTTGTAGTCACCCAAGCCAGCGTAATCAAATACTACTTCCAAAAATTCACGCACGGAATGGGTGCGGTTCGTAGCCACCACATAGTCATCGCCCTGTGGCTGTTGAAGCATACGCCACATGGCTTCCACATAGTCTCCCGCAAATCCCCAATCGCGCTTGGCATCAATATTGCCAAGGAATAGTTTGCTTTGCTTGCCCTGCGCGATACGAGCCGCTGCCATCGTGATCTTTCGGGTCACGAATGTCTCGCCACGGCGTGGGCTTTCGTGATTGAACAAAATGCCTGAACTAGCGTGAATGTTATAGGCTTCACGATACACGCGAGTCATGTGGTGCGCGTGTAGTTTAGCCACCGCATATGGAGATACGGGCATCATGCGGCTGGTTTCCGTATAGCCTGTTTCGCCGTAGTCTGTGGAGTCGCCATACATTTCTGAAGACGAAGCCTGATAGAATCGTATTTGCGGATTTACTGCACGAATGGCTTCAAGAATCTTCAGCGTTCCCCCAGCGATGCCATCACTGGTGTATTCGGGAACTTCAAACGAAACAGCGACATGGGACTGTGCCGCGAGGTTGTAAACCTCATCGGGCTTATACTTGACTAGCAGATTCGTGATGGCTCCTGCATCCGACAGATCGTAGTAGCACATCTTGAACTGTGAATTGGATATAGAGTCATTGTAGATGTGGTCTACGCGCTCGGTGTTGATAAGCGAAGTGCGCCTCTTAAGTCCGATCACATAGTAGCCCTTGGAGATCAACAGGTCTGCAAGGTAGGAGCCGTCTTGTCCATTCACGCCAGTAATGATTGCTGTCTTCATTAGATGTTCCAATCGCTTGTGTCTTTCTTTGAGCCGAACTTCGCTGTGAAGTCCTTGGCTCCGTAACCTGATCCAAAGCCGTCCGACTCGCTCTTCTTGATGTTCGCGTCCATCAAGTCCTCGGACACGCTGCTGTCAATGTCGTAGAACTTCATCTTCGGATAGTTCAGCCCCACGATGAACTTCTTGTTTGCAGCCTTGCCGTTGTAACGGTTCTTCAACTGCTTCACCATGATCTGCCCTGCCTTCTCCAGTTCATCAGTCGTAATCAGGGCAATCATCAGGTCAGCAGTGTGGGGCAGACCGAATGATTCAGAAGTGTCTGTCAGGTCAACATCGGTGGACGAGAACCCCGCTCGGTTGACTTGAGTAGCAGACACGATAGGCACATCCCGCTCCATTGCCAAGCCCCGCAACTCTTCTGCTATAGCCTTGATGTAGCCATAGGAGTTGATGTTGTTGCCGTGC